CCATTCAGGTTCGTCCCGGATACGAGTGTCGGTTTGCGTTGCCCGAAGGCAACCTTCAAGGGTTCGCCTTGTTCCGACCAAAGCAGGGTCTCGACGTTCTTATTTTCTCGGTGTCGGGAATTCTCTATGCCAGTGAGTCCCCGTTTGCGGAGTATCGCGCCATCACCGAGGAGATTTTTCCCCCGGAGGTTCGGCAGGTATTTTTTGCGCAAGGGGAGCAGGCGGTCGAACTCAACCCGGATGGGAGTCTGTCGTTAATTTCTCCCCGCAATCTGCTCGTCATTCAAGACGGTGGGCGCAGCCCGGCAGTGGTGTTTGATGGTCGTGCCGCGACTCGTAACACCGACATTCCGTCTGGTGGTCCGATGCTTTGGATTGGCGACCGGCTTTGGGTTGCCAATCGGGCGCTGCTTTACGCCTCCGACCTCAACAACCCACTCTCCTTTGTTGAAGACCAATATCTCGCCACGGTTCGCGCCTTTGTGCTGCCTTCCGAGATTGTTGCGCTCGCGTCCACCCCGACTGTCTCGTTGGCCCAACTTCTCGTTTTCACCGGGGAGAGCACGACGCTTATTCAGGCTGGAATCCGAAACCGCGCTGCGTGGCCAACGACGCCCGACATGCAGCGTGAGATTTTCTCGACCCTCGGATGCAAGTCTCACCGCTCGGTTACTTCCCAACGCGGGTTGCTTTGGTGGTATTCGAGCTACGGGTTGACCTCGTTCGACGCGGCTCAGTCTGCCCAAATCACGAATCGGTTGCCCTACAAGGATACCGAGATGGTTGAAAGCAAGAGCCGGTTGTCGGATGATTTGTCCGGTGTCGCCGCCGCCACTTTCGAGAATTTTCTCCTGCTCAGTGTCCCGTATGCGGATTTGCAGAACCGGCACACATGGGTCATGGACGCGTCGGTCAGCCAGAATTTACTTCAAGACTCTCCCCCCGTTTGGAGCAGCTTTTGGACTGGCACCCGACCGGTTCAGTGGGTCAGTGTGGAGCAGAGCGGCAAGACTCGTCTGTTCTACATCTCCCACGACTACGACGGAACCAACCGGCTTTGGGAGGCGTTCACCCCGTCTCGCGAGGACGAGAAGTGTCCGATTTCGTGGTATGTCGAAACGCGCGCCTACATCGGCGACCAAAAGCTCTCGCTCCGGGACAAAACTTTTCGGTTCGCGGATATTTTCCTGACGGAGCTTTACGGGGATACCGACGTAGGGGTTTTTTGGGCTGGGTCTCATCGCGGTCGCTACAAGCAGATTTACGATAAACGATTTCAGGCAACACGTGGGTGTTTTACGCCCGATTTCTGGATTACGCCGACTACGAAAATCTTTGCTTACAAGAAACAGTCCCGGGTCATCCGAACGGAAGATGTGATGACGAAGAACGCGGAAGACGAGTTTTCTTCATGTCAGGTGGAGCGGCCTTGGGGGGAGCAGTATGACGAGGCGTTTCAACTTTTGATTTGCGGCTCGGGTCAAGGAGCAATCCGCGCCATCAAGCTTTACATGGAGCCGCCCGCGCCGCGAGATGACCGGCTGAAAGTGGATTCGTGTGAGGACGAGACTGAGGAGAATATCGTCCGGTTCGACGGCGCGGCCTCGGAGATGGAAATGGCGGAAGCGGCCCACGCGCAACTCTCCGAGGATGTGCTTGAATACACGTCGAGTCAATCGGCGTCGGTTACTGCCGGTGGGATTACTGAAGTGGCGACCGGCACAGGCCGGAGCATTATCTCTCAGCGGGACGCGGACAAGATTGCGCTGGCCGTTGCTACGCGCAAAGCGGCGCATGACTTGGAAGACCAGCTTCCGCGAATTGTCAGTCTCGGAGCAGCGGCTAACACATGAACACGATAGAGAGCTTGCGGGCGATTACTCGCCGGGCAATCCCGATGAACTACCATTCACCGGGGGTTTGTCATTTGCCGGTTCCATCGGGTTCAGGGTCGGGCAGTAGCAGTCCGTCGGAGTTGGACTTCAACCCGGTTCGTCAGAAAGCCGGACCTCCGGAGATTTTCCTGACGTTGGAGGGCGCAGACGTGCGAGTTAGCTGGGCACTTATTTCCTATGCGTATAGCTACGTAGTCTATCGCTCGACCAGCCCACTCGGTCCGTTTCTCCTTGCGGCGTCGAATGTTCTGGTGGATTCATATCTTGACGAAGGGCTCGCTTCCGGGGATTACTATTACAAGGTGACTTCAATCGAGAAGGATTACGGGGAAACGACCGCTTCTCCCGTGACCGGACCAATCAACATTCCGTAACATGCTGAATAAGACCAACTTAGTCATTGTCGCCGCCCCGCTCCCACCGGACTTCGAGGGGACGCCGCAGGAGTTTTTCGAGGCGCTCGTCGAGCGGATGGACATTCAGAGCCCGAGCGGAACCAACTTTTTCGTAGTTGGCGACGTGGAGCCATCCTCAGATTCCGGCCCGTGGTTAAAAGACGGGGACCGATGGTATGTGTATTCGTCTGTCGAAGGTGGGTATGTCCCCATCAACATCGACGACTCGATTACGGCACTTTTCGTCGTGTCCTCGACCGAACCGGATGCCCCGACGGAGTCTTCCGACCCGACTCTCTGGCTTCGGACCTCGGGTTCGCGCGCGGTCAGTTGGTATGGCTGGGACGGGCTCGTCTGGCGTCCGTTCAATGGTGTTCCGGCTTCTGGCCCCACGGCGGACCGCCCGGCGACTCCGTTTGCCTTGGAGCAGTATTTTGACACGGACATCAATGCGCTGATTCATTATGAGCGCGGCGCGTGGCGGACCGTTTCGGGCACTCCCGGCGACATCAAGGCGGTTACGGCCACGACGGCGTCGGTGGCGATTACGGCGAACCCCGGATGGTCGGTTCTCGGCGAGGCCGATGCGGACTATCTTGGCAAGGTTCTCGGCGTGGCGACGAAGGATTCAGGGGGAGCGCCGGTCAAGGTGTTGCCGCCTCCGTCGGGTATTTCAGTCCGGGTCGCGGGCGACTCAGCGGGTGAAGAGACTCACGTCCTGACCACGTTGGAACATGAGCAGCATACACATCTCATCGGCCACGCGACTGCGCTGAACAGTGGAAATGATGTTCAGTTTCATCGGGTCGATGACGGCGAAACCATTGCGATTCCGCCGACCGTGCCTCCGAATTATTTTGAAGTGCTCGGCGACGGCAGCACGAATGGGACGCATACCGGGACTGCCGGAACCGGTCCCGCAGGCACAATGCTGATTACCAGCCGCCAGTTGTCGCTGGCCACGGCACCGCAATATACCGCTGCGGCGGTCGGCCACAACAACGTCCAGCCGACGAAGTTTCTCTGGCACTTGGTCAAGGACTAATGCGCAGACTGGCGTCAACTGAGTTGGGTCAGATTGAATCAATCGCCCGGCAGTGTTTCGAGGAAACGAAACAGCCGGACGAGTCCCTCGACTTCGAGCATTTTTGTTGGGCCACTCGCCCGGCTCTTGAAAATGGCAGCTTGGTTCTTTTTGTGGACGGAGAACCGATTCGTGGGTTCCTTTTGGCGAACTTCGTTCCCGGCCTCTTCGGGGGGAAGATGACCGCCTACGCGGTGTCGTGGTTTGTGAAGCCCGAGTTCCGGGAGCGCGGGCTCGGCTCCCGGTTTCTCGACGAATTTGTGGCCGAGGGGACGCGGCAGCAGTGCCGTCATTTCTATTTCGGCCATTCGGCGACGGTGAATCCCGACGCCAATTTCAAATTTTTCGAGAAGCGCGGATTTAAGTGGGTGGAGAATCAATACCGAAAAACGGTCAATTAAAGTATGGAAGCAGCAGGAGGAATTCTGGGTAGCGGCGGGCAGATGGTTTCGGGAATCATCAATGACCGCGCGCGGGCGGATGCATACAACACGCAGAAGAAAGGTCTCGCCAAGCAAAAGCAATTTCTGAAGGACAACTTCAATCCGGAGAAGCTGGCGGAGTTGTCGCTCAAGTATGACAAGGGCTATCTTCAGCGTCGATTGGATTTGCAGAAAGAGTATGACCCAGAGTTGGCGGAGGTCCGTCAACTCGGCAAGGAGCAGCTTCTTCAGCAGATTCAGAAAGACCCGTCGTCTCTTCAGACGACCAAGGTTGCGAATCAGCTATTCAAAGAAGGGATTGAAGAGAAACCGGCGAGTGCGGCGATTCGCGACCGATTTCTCTCCGAGGCGAACAAGGAACTTGACCTCGGCGCAAACCTGCCTCCGGAGTATCAGGCAGAACTTGTTCGCGCGGGGCTCACGGGCGGCTCTCAGGCTGGAATCAAGGCGGACAAGCGAACTATCGGTGGGACGGTGAGCCGGTTGCTTGGTGGTGCGGGAATTCAGCTTCAGCAACAGCGCCAGAATCAGGCGATGAACCTTGCGGGAACAGCGGACCAGTTGGCGCAGTCTCGGCAGAATATTTTGTCGAACATCTTTCCGTCGGTTGCGGCCAACGAAGCGGACGCGGCGCGTCGGGCAGGTGCGGCGTTCGGTATCGGTGAAGCCACGATGCCAGAGGGCGGTCTTACAGGTCGCGAAGTGCTCGGTCTCGATATTTCTCAGAAGCAGGGAGAGCTTGGGCTGGTTCAGCAACGATACGATTTGTCGGCTCAGAACAAACTGGCGCGCGGTCGCGCGATGGGAAATATCATTGGCTCCGCTGCGGGCGGGTCTATCGGAAATGCGCTCTCTCCGGGGTCGTTTCAGATGACTGACCCAATCACGGGTAATCCGATGGGTGGCGGCGGTGGTGACGGCGGCGGTGGCAAGGGCGGTGGCGGCGGCTGGATGAGTTCCATCATGGGTCTGATTGGTATGTTCTCGGACGCCTCGGTCAAGGAGAATTTTCATCCGGTCGAGGCCGGAGATGTGTTGCGCAAGTTGAATCAGCTTCCGGTTCAAAGCTGGTCGTATGTGTTCGAGCCGGGGGTAAATCATATCGGCCCGATGGCGCAAGATTTCAACCGTCTCTTCGGGGTCGGAGAAAGTCGCACCATCTCGACGGTCGATGCGTTCGGGGTGTTGATTGCCGCCGTCAAAGCACTGACCAAGGAAGTCGAGTCGCTCAAATCTCAGATGAAGGGTAAATAGTAATATGCCAATCAATTTGCCGGTGATGCCGGTTCAACAGACGTTCCAACCGAACATCCAAGCGCCGAAAGACCTGACCGGCTTAATCTCGGCGTTCCAAGATGACTATGCGAGCAGCTACGCGAAAGCGAAGGGCATGGAGAACCAGCGGATTGTTGGAAACTCCGGGGCTAACGCGCAAGCTGCGCAAAACCGCGCCGTGTATGAAAAGGCGCAACAGGATACAGTTGACCAAACCGGAAAACCCGGTGCTGCCCCCACTACGGGCAAGGATTTTGACTGGTCTCTTTTTACGGACGAGGAGTTGATTGATATTCTGAATTTTTCCAAATGAACGAGTTAGAAGTCGCCCCAGTGGCCCCCGCAGTAGAACTTCCGGTACGTCCGGACCCGGCTATGCTTGGTCGCGAGAACGTCATCGCCGAACTTCAGCGTCGCGGGGCTCTGCCGAACCCCGGGGCGATTCCGTCTCTTCGTAATGAGACCCGAAAGTTGGAGTTGAAGAAACTGGCGGGTTCTTTGGACCGGGTCGATGTCGAGAATGAACTCGCCAAGCGCCGGGCGAAGACAGAGTTGCGGGCGCAGCCGACTGAAGCTGAACTTGGTGCATCTGACGCCAACCGGGCGCGTGTGGCGACCAATACTGCCGGACTCGCCTCAAATGACCCGAACGAGCGCGCCAAAGTGCTAAACGAGGAGCGCAATCGGTCAGCGGAAAGCGCGTATGCACAGATGGTGGGCCGTCTTCCGGACCACGTCGCTGTTCCAGCCAACGCGAAGCCGAAGGCGTTTAATTCGTTTTTTAACGAGAAGTTTTCTACGGTCATCAATGGTCAGCAAGACCCGCGATTTCCGCTCGGTTCAGTGGAGGACAATCAGCTTCGCGCGCAGAACTACAACCGGCTTTTTGCGGACCCGAAGATTCAGGAACAGTATCAAGCTTACACGGAAGAAGTCGCCCAGCGAGTGACGCCGCTCAAACGGGGGACGCCGGAGTATTACGACGAGCTTGAGAAGGCGGTCCGCGAGAAAACAGCGCAAGAGGCGTATAACGCCGCGAAGTTGAAAGCACTTCCGGGCACTATGGAGGCCGAGGCGAAGGCGAAGGTGGAGGCGCCGGCCAAAGTGGCGGAGTCGTCAAAGAAGCTCCGGGAGGAAATTCAAGGCAACAAGGCTTTGGAAAACAACCGGCTCAAGCTCGCGGCCTCAGAACAAATTCGGAACATCACGTCGAAGCCGAATCCGTCCAACCAAGATGACCTCGCTCTGATTTACGCGATGGTTCGCGCGCTCGACCCGGTCAGCGCCGTCCGCGAAGGCGAAGTTTCGCTCTTGAAGAAGGGCGCGGGGTTGCCGGAGCAAATTGTGATTGAGTGGAACCGCCTTTTCGGAAAGCCGAACGCGGTTTTGTCTCCGACTATTCGTCAGAACATCGCGGACATCGCCGAACAAGAGGAGCGGACGGCTCGGGTGTTGATGAAGCCCGAACTCGAACGGTACAGTCGAGTCGCGGGA